AGGAATACGACGTGATCGGCATGGAGGAGGCAACTCACTTCACCGAAAGCCAGATGACCTTTCTCACCACCTGCAACCGGTCCGTGCGCACGGACTTCTCCCCCCGGATGTACTACACCTGCAACCCCGGCGGCCCCGGCCACGAGTGGGTCAAGCGGCTGTTCATCGACCGGCGCTACCACGACGGCGAGCGACCCGAGGACTACGCCTTCATCCCCGCCCGGCTCACGGACAACACGGTGCTCATGGAACGGGACCCGGGGTATCTTCGGACCTTGCAGCGGCTGCCGGAGCACCTGCGGCGGGCGTATTTGGACGGGGACTGGGACGTGCTCTCGGGCCGGTACTTCCCGGAGTTCTCCCGGCAGCTCCACGTGGTGGACCCCTTCCCCCTCCCCGGCTGGTGGCGGCGGTTCCGGGCCATGGACTGGGGCTATCGGGACCCCTGCTGCGTGCTGTGGGTGGCGGTGAGCCCCGAGGGCCAGCTGGTGGTCTACCGGGAGCTGTACGTCACCGAGACCCTCTCGAGCCAGGTGGCCCGGAAGGTCCGGGAGCTGTCGGCGGGCGAGAAGATCGCCTACACCGTGGCCAGCCCCGACGCCTGGCAGCAGCGGGGCCTCCCCGGGGCCGAGGGGGACTGCATCGCGGACGTGTTCGCGAGGAACGGCGTGCCTCTGCTCCCGGCGGACAACCGCCGCGTCCACGGCTGGCAGCGGCTGCGGGAAGCGCTGGCCCCCCAGGCGGACGGGCAGCCGGGCCTGGTGATCTTCCCCCAGTGCACCGAGCTCCTTCGGACCCTCCCCCTGCTCACCTACGACGAGCACGACCACGAGGACGTGAGCGACGGGTGTGAAGACCACGCCCCCGAGGCCCTCCGGTACGCCGTCATGAGCCGCCACCCCAAGGCGGCGGCCCCGGAACGGAAGGCCCCGCCCGCCTACGACCCCTTTGCCCCGCCCCGGACGCAGAACGAGGGGTTCACAAGCCTATAAAGAATGGAAAGGAAGCAACTATGGAGCGAACCAACGACAAGGAAGCGTCCCGGCAGCTGTGCGAACGGGCATACCGGCTCTTCGACGAGTTTCGCAGCGCCTATCGGCAGGAGTGGCTGCGCCTCGAGAACAACGAACGCATCTACCGGGGGGACCACTGGTACGACGTGCCGGTGACGGACGAAAACGAGCCCAGGCCCGTGACCCCCATCATCCAGTCCACCGTGGAGAACGTGAGCGCGGATCTCATGGACCAGGCCCCCGAGGCCTACATCCGGCCCGAGGGCGCCGCCAACAGCTACGTGGCCAAGGTGGTGGAGGCGCTGATCCGCCGGAACCATGACGTGGCCGGGTATACCGTGGAGTACCAGAAGCTGGTCCACGATCTGCTGGTGGGCGGCTACTGCGTCCAGGAAGTGGGCTACGACCCGTCCCTGAACAACGGCCTCGGCGGCGCGTTCATCCGCCATGTGGACGATCGGAGCATCCTCTTCGACCCCCTGTGCGACGACATGCAGGAGGGCCGGGCGGTGTTCAAGCTGTCCCTCAGGACCCGGGCATGGTTCAAGGACCGGTTCCCGGAGAAGTATCTCGAGATGGGCGAGGACCCCTACGCCGCCAGCGACGCCCCGGCGGACGACATCCTCCGCGGCGACCGGCGCGACACCGTGCTGCTCCTCGAGTACTGGTGGAAGACCCCCACGGAACGGGAAGGCGTGTTCGCCGTCCACATGGCCCTCATCGCCGGAGGCGTGGTGCTGGCCGACAGCCGCGAAACGAAGCCCCAGGGCTACTTCGCCCACGGCATGTACCCCTTTGTGCTGACCCCGCTGTACATGCGCAAGGGCAGCCCTCTGGGTTTCGGCATCGTGGACCTGTTCGAGAAGCAGCAGAAGTACGCGGACAAGCTGGACCAGATCGTGTTGAAGAACGCCTTCATGGCCAGCCATAACAAGCTCCTGGTCACCGAAGCCTCGGGCTTCGACGAGGAGGACTTGAAGGACTGGTCCAAGGAGGTCCACCGGGGCGAAAGCCTCAACGGCGTCACCTGGTTCTCCACCCCGCCGCTCCCCGCCTACCTGTTGACCTACATCCAGCGCATCCGGGAGGACATCAAGGAGGAGAGCGGCGCCAACGACTCCTCCCGCGGCAACTTCCGCCAGGGCGTCACCGCAGCGAGCGCCATCCAGGCCCTGCAGGTGGCCAGCACCAAGCGAGCCCGCATGGCCACCGCCCGGCTCTATGAGGCATTTCGACAGGCGGTGCGCATGGAGATCGAGGTGGAACGGGAGTTCAACTTCTTCTTTAGGCCCGTCACCGTTCTGGTGAACGGGGAGGAGCGGACGGAATACTTCGACAGCGCCCTGCTGATCCGCATGGACAAGGGGTACGAAGGCATGCCCATGGAGTTCCTCATCTCGGTCAAGGCCGCCAAACAGGACCCGTTCTCGGCATCCGCCCAAAATGAGCTGATTGTACAGCTGCTGCAGGCAGGGGCCATCGATCCGAAACGGGCCGTGGAGCTGATGACCTTCGAGGGGAAGGACCAGGTGCTCAAGAGCATCAAAGACGACAGTAAATAAGTATGGAGGAAACCATGAAAGAAACCATGATGGAAGAGAATCCCTACCGCGCCATGGGCGAGGAGATCGCCAAGCTGGAGGCAGAGGGAAAGCTGCCCGAGGGCTTTGACCTAGAGGCCGCCTGTGATGACGAGCGGTTCATCGAATTGCTGCACGAGCTGGAGCCCTACGGGGCTATCCGGGTCTACGCCGCCGAGCGGGCGGCCGAGGCCGCCAAGGAGCAGGCCCTGACGGAGCTGCGCCGGGAAGCCCTGGAGCGGAAGAAGCTTCCCCAGCCTACCCGCGGCAACCAGCTGCTGAGTGCCGAGGAAGACTACGCCGCCATGAGCCCCGAAGCTTTCCGGGCTCTGGAGAACCGCTTGAGAAACCACGCATAAGAGAAAAGGAGGACAACGATCCATGGCAATCAATACCACCGCTTCTACCGCAAGCAACACCTACTTCAACAAGACCTTCTACGACCGCAAGCTCCTGGACACCGCCAAGACCCGGTTCGTCCACGCCAACTTCGGTCAGAAGCGCTCCATCCCCCGCAACAACGGCAAGCGGGTGGAGTTCCGCAAGTACGACCTGTTCACGCCCAACACGAACCAGCTCACCCTGGTGGAGGGCGTGACCCCCACGGGCCAGAGCCTGAGCCAGTCCAAGGTGGAGGCCGAGGTCAAGCAGTACGGCGCCTACGTGGAGATCTCCGACCTGCTGGAGATGACCGGGTACGACCCCGTCATCGCCGATTCCGCGGAGCTGCTGGGCGAGCAGCTGGGCACGGTCATCGAATGGGTCACCCGAGACGCCATGAACGCCACCACCAACGTCCAGTACGCCAACGGCGCCGCCTCCCGGGTGGCTTTGACCGCCAGCGACAAGCTGACCGTAGCGGAAGTGCGCAAGGCCGTCCGGACCCTGAAGAAGAACAAGGCCCGTCCCTTCGTCTCCAGCATCGACGGCGCGCCCCGCAAGCCCCATTTCGTCTGCATCTGCTCCCCCGACGCCACCTACGATCTGCAGAGCGATCCCCTCTGGCAGGACGTGTCCAAGTACAGCAACGCGGAGCAGATCTACTCCGGCGAGATCGGCCGCCTGTTCGGCGTGGTCTTCGTGGAGGCCACCGAGGCCAAGGTGTACCAGCAGAGCGTTCTCAACGCCGTCAACGCCAACACCACCACCGCCACCACCTTCGTGCTGAAGAACGCGCCCACCGAGCGTGAGGTGGCCTACCTGTCCACCCCCGGGAACAAGATCATGATCGGCGACACCGAGTACACCCTGTCCAGCAACAACCCCTACGCCGCCGCAACCCGGACCGTGAAGCTGACCACCACCGTGTCCCTCACCGCCAACACGGCGGTGTTCTCCCGGGACGCCGGCGCGCCCGACGCCACCACCCATGTGGCGCCCGACGTGCACGCCACGCTGATCTTCGGCGCCGACGCCTACGGCGTGGTGGACGTAGCCGGGGCTGGCGCCATGGAGACCATCATCAAGCCCCGCGGCTCCGCCGGCACCACCGATCCTCTCGATCAGCGGTCCACTGTGGGCGCCAAGGTGGCAGCCTATGCGGCCATGGTGCTCAACCCCCTCTGGCTCGTGAAGATCGAGCACTGCGTGTCCGCGTAAGGACGGAAAGGAAGGGTGACCTATGGAACACGGGGAAGAGACCATTCGACTGATCTTGCCGGAAGCGGGCAACGGGCCCTACGTGGAAGGCGCGCTGAACGGCGTGAACTTCCGCATCCCCACCGGGGTGCCCGTGGAGGTGCCGCTGCACATCTACCGGGTGCTGGAGGAGAGCCGCCGGGGCGACCCGGCCAACGACCAATGGATGAACAGCTTCACCGCGGCCGGCGGCCGAAAGCTGGCGTGAGGTGCCTATGACCGTGCTGCAACTGATGAAATCGACCCTGCGCAAGCTGGACCGGCCCACGGACAACGATACCGTGACCCTGTACCAGGAACGGCTCATGGGGTTTCTCAACGAAGCGCTGCTGGACCTGACGGCAGAGCTGCGGCCCTGGCGACGGGACACGGTGACGCTGGCGAACGGGCAGGCGGAGCTCTCCAGCCTTCCCTGCACCTGTCTCAAGGTCATCGCCGCCCGGATCGACGGAAAGCGCTGTCTGTTCTACTACGGCTCCACCCGGGGCACGCTCCTGTTCCCCGGGGCGGCGGACGAGGCGGTAGAGCTCACCTACCGGTATCAGCCGCCCCTGTTGACGGAGCTGACGGACGAGCCCCAGCTCCCCGAGGGGCTCCAGAAGCTGATGGTGGAGTACGCCGCCGCCCGGGAACGGAGTCGATTCGACGCCGCCTCCCAGAATGCCGCCCGGCTGGATCTCACGCTGTATCGGGAGCTGAAGGGGAAGCTTCGGCGGAACTATCCGGCTCCGGATCAGTCCCAGATCTACCACATCTACTGAGGAGGAAAGAGCTATGGCATTGCAGACCATCCGCTTCGGCAGCTTTGCCGGGGTGAAGCAGGGCGTATCCGCCGGCGGCATCCCCCTCAACTGGGCGGAGAACGCCCAGAACGTGAACACGGCCGGCGGGAAGCTGGATCGGGCCAAGGGCTATCGGGCCATCTATCCCTCGGTGACGGGGGCGGCCCGGAAGCTGAGGCGGCTGTTCATCTGGCCCCGAGAGTCGGGGCAGACGGACTGCCTGGTGGCTCGCCAGGACTCCCTCTTTCGCTACGACCCCACCGAGGAGGCCTGGGAGGACCTGTATCACTATACGGGCGACATGAACGCGGACACCTTCGACTTTTTGAAGACGAAGATCGGCAGCACCGAGACCCTGCTCATCGGCAACGGCCTCGAACCCATCCTCAAATGGGTGGGCGGCAGTTCGCCCATCACCGCCTTCGGCTCCGCCCAGGGCCTGTCCGACAAGGCGGTGAACTTCCTGGAGCTGTACTTCGGCCGTCTGTTCGCCGCCGGGGATCGGGAGCATCCCGCCCGGCTCTACTGGAGCCAGGCCCCCGGCGACGGGCGCACCATCGAGGACTGGTCCGCCGATGAAAGCAGCGAGAACGTGTCCGGCGGCCACGTGGAGGTGGGGACCGATTCGGACCCCATCACGGGCCTCTTCGCCCTGTCGAACCAGCTCTTGATCTTCAAGAAGGACAAGCTGTATCGGCTGTTGGGTGATCGACCCGGGAACTATCGGATCGTGCCCGTGGAGGCAGCCCTCGCGCAGCCCATCCACACAGCCTGCGTTCTCTACGGGGACCGGCTTTTCTTCCTGACGGACAAGGGCCTCTACTTCTACGACGGCCAGACCGTGCGCCGGACCGCCCACGGGGCGGACCTGGTGCCCCTCCTCCAACAGGTGGACTTCTCCGCCGCGGCCTCCGCCGCCTGCGGGGACACCCTCTACTTCGCTGTGAAGGAGCATGCGACCAGCGTCCACAACGATCTGCTCATTGAGTACGACGTGCTTCGGGACTGCTTCCTGCTTCGGCGGGGGTTCGAGACCGTGGACCTGACCAGCTGCTACGGCACCCTGTACGTGCTGACGGGCCGGGGGGAGGTGGCCGTCCTCAACGAGGGGGACACCTACGGCGGGGACCCCATCGCCGCCTTCTGGGAGACCCCCTGGCTGGACGGGGCCTCGGCCCTCACCATCAAGCAGGCCGTGGAGGCGGTGCTCACGGGCACCGGCGGGCCCTTGAAGGTCCTGGCCCTGGGGGAAGCCCGGGAGGGGGACAGCGTGGGCACGCTCCTGGGCGAAGGGACGCCCACGGAGTTCCTGCTCCGCAGCGTGGGCCGACGGCTGAAGCTTCGGATCGAGAACGTGAACGGCAGCGACTTCGACCTCTCCGGCGGAGCGGAGCTGCTGTTCGATGAGCAGCGACGGGTGTTGTAAAGCGCCCAGGGTCATGCCCGAGGGCGTCTCTGCGGAGGCGTCCCCGGGCGGAAAGGAGAGAACGATGTCTTACGAAGCGACGGGGCTCATGGCCCTGTTCCCGGTGTATCTGGAGCGCATGGGCCACGAGGAGGACCAGGAGGCCGTCAACAGCCGCATCGCCCAGAACGAGAACAATCTGAACCAGGATCTTTCGATCCTGTATAACAAGCTCCTGGAGCTGGAAGCGGCTCTGGCGGCAAGAGAATAGTGAGGTAAACATGAGCGAACAGGATAAATACTACAGCAACCAGGCCTTCGAGACCATCTACGAGAAGGCCAAGAAGGACTACGCGCCCCAGCTGGTCACCTATACGCCCCTGGACGAGCAGACGCTGGCGGAGCGCATCAGCGCGGTGCTGCGGCCCCTGTATGATAAGGCTATCGCCGCCATCTTCCGGGGGAACCAACGCCAGGATGCGGAGCTGGACGCCGACGCCATCTCCCGGGGCATGGGCAGCAGCACCTTCGTGACCGACGTGAAGCGGCGGCAGGACAATGCCGCAGCGGACGACGTGCGGGAGCTGGAGAGCGACTACGGCGCGAAGCTGGCCGATCAGCTCTACAAGGCCATGGAGGGCGAGCGGGATCGGATGCTGGAGGTGGAGAAGTTCAACGCCCAGCAACGGAACGCAGCCATGGAGCAGGCCTTCGCGGCGGCCAAGTATCTCTATCAGGCGTATCTGGAGGCCAAGGCCGCCCAGGGGTACGGCGGCGGCAGCGGCTCCGGCGGCAAGAAGGAGGAACGGCTCACCGAAGCCCAGGTGAAGAACTCCCTGGCCCAGGCGGTGGCGGCCGCCCGGGGGCAGGTCACCACCAACCCCAACGGCGCCGCCTTCTACGCCAAGGGCGACCACGAGACGGCGAGCCGGGTGACCAACAGCGACCTGCCCAAGTACGTGAAGAAACGGGCCCAGATGAACGGAGATTACTCCGCAAATCAGCTCAAACAGTTCCGGCTGATGAACCTGAAATAGGGTATGCAGCCCGTTTTTCCGACAGGTATTTATAAAAAGTTTGAACAATGTATGAATACCGCGGCATAAAACAGGCCATATTCAAGCCCGCAACCGCGGGTATGCAGGGGTGCGAAGATGGGTATGCATGCCCTTCATGCGGTGGATAAGTCACAAAATCGCAACAATTCAAGGCCTCAGACTGTGGATAACTCGGTGGATGGTGTGGATAGATATGCGAATATGCACCTTTTCGCGGGCAGCATGAATATGCAAATCCAGGCTGATGAAGCAGCAAGGCACCAAAAAACAGTAAGAGGGACCGGTTTTGGAGCCGATCCCTCATTATTTCTTTCTATGCTTCGTAATAATCTCCTCGCCTATAATCGTAGAGCACGTTCCGGTAGGTCTTGAGATCCTCCAGGACCCGGCCGGCGCCGATGGCCACGCAGGAGGCGGGGTCCTCGGCCACGTAGCAGGGGACGCCGGTCTGCTCGGAGATGAATTTATCAAGGCCGTAGAGCTGGGCGCTGCCGCCGGTGAGGCAGATGCCGGTCTCGGTGATGTCGCCGCAGAGCTCCGCGGGGGTCTGCTCCAGGGCGTCCTTCAACTCCTCCACGATGGCCCTGAGGGGCTCGGAGAGGGCGTAGGTGATCTCGTTGCTGCCCAGCTGGAGAGCCAGCGGCAGCCCGCCGCCCAGGGAGCGGCCCTTCACGTCCATCAGTATCTCGTCCTTGCGGGGGTAGGCGGACCCGAAGCGGATCTTCAGGTCCTCCGCGGCGGTCTGGCCGATGACGATGCCGTGCTGGCGCTTGAAGTAGCGGACGATAGCCGCGTCGAACTTGTCGCCGCCCACCTTGATGGAGGTGGCCTTCACCTGCTTGCCCAGGGAGGTGACCAGCATGTTGGCGGTGCCGGCGCCGATGTCCAGGACCATGGCGCCCTTAGGGGAGAAGATGTCGATGCCTGCGCCGATGGCGGCGGCCATGGGCTCCTCGATGAGGTAGGTGTACCGGGCGCCGGCGCCCTCGCTGGCCTCGATGACGGCCCGCTTCTCCACCTCGGTGGCCTGGCTGGGCACGGCGATGACGGCCCGGGGCTTGAAGAAGATGCGGCTGCCCAC